ATATAATTTTATATTATAAGTTTATTCTCGAAATTATTTTCTAAGTATAAGTTATAAAAACAATGGGAGGAGGATTAATGCAATTAGTAGCTTATGGCGCTCAGGATATCTACCTTACGGGTAACCCGCAAATCACATTCTTTAAGGTTGTCTACCGCAGACACACTAACTTCTCTATGGAGGCTATTGAGCAGACATTTAATGGAACCGCTAGTGTTTCATCATCCACATTAACATCTACTATCTCTCGTAATGGTGATTTAGTTAGTCGATTGTGGTTAGATATAAAACTTCAGAGTACAGCGATGATTGGTGGCGCCGGCGCTAACTATATGAACTGGACAAATAACACTGGACATGCCTTCGTTAAGGAATGTGAAATCGAGATTGGTGGACAGCGTATTGACCGCCATTATGGTCACTGGTTGGATGTCTGGAATGAATTAACAGATCATGATGAACAAGAATGGCTCGGACTTAATAAGCATTCTTCGAAGAGTGCTTATTTGAAATCACAATCCACCGTCACCGCCGCCGGAGCCAACATGGATAATATGAAATTATATGTTCCCCTTCAGTTCTGGTTTTGTCGCAATCCTGGTTTAGCTTTACCATTAATCGCCCTTCAATATCATGAAGTCAAAGTTAAATTAACAACAAGAGACATTAATGCTCTTGTGAACTCGAACGTGGGTCTTGGCACTCTTGGGAACGGCACCCCAACAGTTCAACTATGGGCTGATTATATTTACCTAGATACTGATGAACGTCGTAGATTCGCTCAAGTTTCTCATGAGTATCTTATTGAGCAACTTCAGCGGGAAGAAAGTTCAGCGCCAACCTCACAGACTCTCAACTTCAATCATCCTGTAAAAGAATTAATATGGACAATCCAGGCGGATAGCACTCTTGTTGAAAAGACATCCACAGCCGATGCCATCGATGCAACTTTAAATGGCAACGGTACCGTTGCTACCGAGGGTAATGATTATTATTTTTGTTATTCCTCCAACTCAAATCCCGAAGTGATTAATGGTAAAAGCGCTAATGAAAGTTTTGCGAACTTGAAACTACAACTGAATGGTCATGACCGTTTTGCGGAACGTAAAGCTTCCTATTTCAGATTGTGCCAACCGCTGCAGGCTGGTCACAAGGTCCCGTCTAAACATATCTACTGCTACTCCTTCGCCTTAAAACCTGAAGAACATCAACCGTCTGGAACCTGTAATTTCTCAAGAATTGATAATGCGAAAATGGTTTTTGGTGGCGATACCGCTTCCACGACCAGTACGATCTATGCCGTCAACTACAACGTTTTACGGATCATGTCTGGTATGGGTGGTCTCGCTTACTCGAATTAAGTAAGTTGAACAATAAATGAAAGTAAATGCTTTCTATCTTTTTTAAAAATAATCTTATAATTTAAATTATTCAAGTAATTTAAAATATTAAAAAGTAAATTAAAAATATATACGTTAATTGATTTCTTCCATTGGTTCTGGTTCAGGTTCAGGTTCTTCTAAAACAGGATCACCAGTAATATCTTCAAATCTTTTATCTTTTTCATCTCTCTCCACAAGTTGCTTGTATATTTCACAAACATTATGATAAGTGATTCCAATATCTTTTAATTCTTCATCCTTCCAACAATTCCTTTCTTTAGATAGTTCAATCAAGCTTTTCACATTCTTTAACATCTGAATAATATTCTTAGATTCTGATTCCATATTTTATTATAGATATGAAATATGTTTTTAAATAGATTAAGGAAAGAAGAATAAATATATCAACCATTACGCGTTAGCAAATGGTGTTGCAATTGTGCCGGAGCCTATCAAGGTCCCTGATACTGCCCAACATTTAACTGCTGATGCATCTAAGATTGCTACAATTCTTAAGGCAGACCCAGCAATTCCTCCTTTAGTAGTACCATCCATAGTAATAAAGTCATTAGTTCCGCCGGCCGCCGCCGAAAATGCGTCACTCTCACCCACAGCAGTGCTCACAATCGCCACCCCACCTAAAAATCCATGGGTGTCAGTTTTTGTTTGGATTTCGTGGTCACTTGTCGCGGTAACGGCAGTAACGAAGTTGAACACCATACCTAATTCAGGTAATGGTAATGTAATTAACGTTGCGCCCGCAGCACCAAATACAATAGTTTTGCCGGAGTCTGCTCTGGTTAAAAGTTGGCCCGCGCCAGCGCCCAATATTTTTGCGTCTCCAGACTTAAACCCACCATCGTGGCGCAGCATCCCAGACACAATAGTATCCCCCTCAACCTGTAAATTCTGAAAGCATCCATCTTTTAAACATCCTATTTCTGCCATATTATTTTATACTATATACTTAGAAAATAATTTTAAGTAGTTTACAAATTTATTTAAGTTTATTTCTTAATTTTTTTTCTAAGTATAAAGTATAAAAACAATGGGGGGAGGATTAATGCAATTAGTAGCTTATGGTGCTCAGGATATCTACCTTACGGGTAACCCGCAGATCACTTTCTTTAAGGTTGTCTACCGCAGACACACTAATTTCTCGATGGAAGCCATTGAGCAGACATGGAACGGGACATCGGCGAGTTCTAATGGTCGTTGCACGGCGACTATTTCGCGCAATGGTGATTTAGTCCACCGTATGTATTTAGAATTAACATATGCTTCGCAGGCAAATGTTAATAATCCCGGTTCAGCCTCAATTGATGATGTTGAATTAGAGATTGGTGGTCAAAAAATTGATAAACATTCAGGTCATTGGATGGAAACTTGGACCGAATTAACTGAAGCCAATCCAACTGGAAAAAGTGGGATTGTGGCTGCTGGCACTGTGACAGGTGGAACTGTATTTCAAAAAATGAGTGGTATGGGGGGTGTTAGTGGTGCGGGTGGCACCGTCGCTGGTAAATTTTTTGTACCCCTTCAATTCTGGTTCTGCCGTAACCCTGGTCTTGCTCTACCCTTAATTGCACTTCAATATCATGAAGTAAAGGTTATACTTAATCACCGTATTGCCACGGTTGAAGGTTCTACCGATGCTAATAATAAATTGTGGTGTGATTATATTTACCTCGATACCGATGAACGCCGTAGATTCGCCCAGGTCAGCCATGAATACCTAATAGAACAGGTTCAAGAACAATCATTGACGGCTGGAGATGTATCAAATGATCTAAATTTCAATCATCCAGTTAAAGAATTAATATGGATTAGAAATACTGATGGTGGTTTTGATGGCACTGCTGATGACTCTTTAAGAGCAGTTACTTCGTCGACTTCCACATTTCAACTTAAATTGAATGGACACGATCGTTTTGCAGCCCGCGACTCAAGATATTTTACAAGGACACAAGTTTGGCAACACCATACTGGGTGTGGTGGTTTTGATTCTGATGCCGGTGATGCTAACGGATCAATGAATGATTCCATCGCAGTCTATTCATTTGCCCTCAAACCGGAAGAACACCAACCATCCGGAACTTGCAACTTTTCACGTATTGATAATGCTCAGTTGGTTGGTTCCGCAAATGCTGTCGCTGACACCATCTTCGCCGTCAACTACAACGTCCTCCGTATCATGTCGGGTATGGGTGGTCTTGCGTACTCAAACTAAGTAACTAACAAATAAATAATATATTTTATAAGTTTTTATTCAATTTAAAAGAATCTAATTTGATTCTTTTTGTGTTAAAATATTAAAATTTTTTCTAAGTATAAGGTATAAACATAATGGGAGGAGGATTAATGCAACTTGTAGCCTATGGCGCTCAGGATATCTACCTTACGGGTAATCCTCAGATCACTTTCTTTAAGGTTGTCTACCGCAGACACACTAACTTCTCGATGGAATCGATTCAGCAGACATTCAACGGGACCGCTGATTTCGGTGGTTCAGTTTCGGCAACCATTTCAAGAAATGGTGATTTAGTTCACAGAATGTATTTAGAACATGATGCTGTATTAACAGATGGAGGCGACAACAGAGCATTATTTGTTTGTGCACAATATGGTAGTCATTTAATGAAAGATGTTGAATTAGAAATTGGCGGACAGAGAATTGATCGTCATTATGGTCACTGGCATTCTGTTTATTCTCAGTTAACTGAATTTAATCCAACTGGTGCCAATGATAATCAACCAACTGCCGACGGCGCTAGTGTTAAATCTACTTTATTTAATACTATGTCTGGTAATGGTTTAGGTGTAACTACATCAGAAGGGACGGGGGGTATTGGGGGTGATAATCGAAGTGGGACAGGCGGAGCATGGAGTATAGTTGAAGGATCCACTGCCGCTGATACAGCAACTACAAAATTATTTCAACCATTATATTTCTGGTTCTGTCGTAACCCTGGTCTTGCTTTGCCCTTGATTGCACTTCAATATCACGAAGTTAAAGTTAAAATTACTTTTGAATCTTTAGATAATTTATCAGCAGTTGATACGGGAGCAAATGATATTAATAGTACTTTAGATGCGAGTACAACTAAAACTAATGCAGATTTTAAATTATGGGCAGATTACATATACCTCGATACTGATGAACGCAGACGTTTCGCTCAGGTATCGCATGAATATCTTATTGAACAGCTTCAGTATGAATCTTTTACAGGTGGCGGAACTATGGATCTTAACTTTAATCATCCTGTCAAAGAATTAATCTGGTCTGGTCCTCGTGTATCTGCAATAAAAGGAGCAAGTCCAACGACCGAAGCTACACAGAAAGTTTTAGGTGGTGAAACTTCGTTAAGTACTTCTGCAACATATCAACTCAAATTAAATGGTCATGATCGTTTCAAAGAACGTAATACAAGGTATTTTACAAGGACACAGATTTGGGAACATCACACTGGATTTGGTGGGTGTATAGCGGAAGATTCAATCGCAGTATATTCATTCGCCCTTAAACCCGAAGAACATCAACCTTCTGGTACGTGTAATTTCTCAAGAATTGATAATGCTCAGTTAGTCGAAACTGGGGCAACAACAGACATAAATATATATGCCGTTAATTATAATGTTCTTCGTATTATGAGTGGTATGGGTGGTCTTGCATATTCCAAC